AATCTGCTCACCCTTTTTTTTTAAAACAAATAAAAACAATGGCTTGTACATTAACAACGGGTAGAAAACTACCTTGCAAAAGTGCTTTTGGTGGCATTAAAAAAGTATTCTTTGCTGATTATGGTGACCTTACTGCAATTACAGTAGATGCACCAACTGGTGAAGCAACATTTACGGGAACACCAACTTGGTATGAATATGATGTAAAAGGAAATTCATCTTTAGAAACTACTGTAACAAGTAGCAGAGAGAATGGAACAACTTTTTATACTCAAACTTTAAACCTTACACTTACTTATTTAGATGCTTTAACGCAACAAGAACTACAAACACTTGCAGTAGCAAGACCATACGTAGTTGTAGAAGATTACTATGGAAATAGTTTCTTATGTGGCTTTGAAAATGGTATGGAGTGTACTGGTGGTACGGTAGTAACTGGCGCAGCAGCGGGTGATTTAAGTGGGTTTACACTTACCTTTGAGGGTATGGAAGAAACTGCACCTTATTTCCTTGCAGCAGCAGTAACAGGAGATGCAGCACAAGTTGATCCAACTGCATAATTAATATTTATTTTAAATTGAAAGCATCCTTAATCGGGTGCTTTTTTTTTGTTTTTACAAATTACTATTTTTTATACGTTATATAAGTAATGATATTATTTAACACAACTGCCACAAATCAATTTACTATAATACCTAGAGATTATGTATCAAGTGCATATATGACTATTAGAGATGATAGCACAAATGTAACTGTTGATTATACATTAGTACCTAGAGTTGCTGGTGTTGGTAATATTGAAATTGTAAATGATACCTACAATGTATATAATGATACCTATTCAAATTTAGTTGAGGGGCATTTTTATGATTTAACAATATATTCAGATGTAGCAAAAACAAATGTAATATATAAGGATAGGATTTTCTGTACTGCACAAAAAGCAGAAATTGATGCAGATAACAATTATTTCTATAAAGTAAATAAAGACCAATATACAGAATACGATGGTTTCAATAATGACTATATTGTAATATGAGAAAAAGAAACGAAAAAGGACAATTTAGCAAAACAAAAGTATCAGAGTTTGGCTTTGTAAATTTAAGTACATACACATCACCAGAGGTTAAAGAAGTTAATGGTGCTGATTGGATTGAGTACGGTGCAGATAACAATTACTTTCAATTCCTTATTGATAGGTATAATGGTTCACCTACAAACAATGCAGCTATAAATGGTATATCACAAGCTATTTATGGTAAAGGTTTAAATGCAACAGATAGCAACAGAAAACCTAATGAGTATGCACAGATGGTTTCTTTGTTTAGAAAAGATGTTGTACGTAGAGCTTGTTACGATTTAAAATTAATGGGGCAATGTGCAATACAAGTTATCTACTCAAAGGATAGAAGCAAGATTGTTCAGTTAGAACATATGCCTATTGAAACATTAAGAGCAGAAAAATGTGATGCAGATGGTAATGTACCAGCTTATTACTATTGTAATGATTGGGTAAACATTAAAAAAAGTGATAAACCTTTAAGAATACCAGCTTTTGGTATGTCTAAAGAAAGCATTGAGATATACTACATAAAACCTTATAAATCAGGCTTTTACTACTATTCTCCTGTCGATTATCAGGGAGGTTTACAGTACTGTGAGTTGGAAGAAGAGGTATCTAACTATCACCTTAACAACATAATGAATGGTTTAAGTCCATCGATGCTCATTAATTTTAACAACGGAACTCCAAACCAACAAGAAAGACAATTAATAGAAACGAAAATTGCACAAAAGTTTTCGGGTACATCTAATGCTGGTAAATTTATTTTAGCTTTTAATGACAACAAAGAAAGTCAAGCAGAAATAACACCAGTACAATTAAGTGATGCACACAATCAGTACCAATTTTTAAGTGAAGAAAGCACAAAGAAAATAATGGTTGCACATAGGATTGTATCACCAATGTTATTAGGTATAAAAGATAGTAGTGGTTTAGGGAATAATGCAGAAGAAATAAAGACTGCATCTTTGTTAATGGATAACACCGTTATAAGACCATTTCAGGAACTTTTAATAGATTGCTTTGATAATATACTTGCATACAATGATATTAGCTTAAACCTATACTTTACAACGTTACAACCATTAGAATTTACTGATGTAGATAAAGATTTACAAAGTAAAGAAGATATTGAAGAAGAAACGGGTTATGAGTTTAGCAAAGAAAAAACTGAACTTGATAATGTATTAGAAGAATTAGGTGAAGAAGAAGATTTAAGCCAATGGACATTAATCGATGAAAGAAAAGTTGATTATGATGATGAAGAAGCTTTAGATTACCAAATAGATGAACTAAACAAAAAGAACAAAAGCACGTTATCTAAAATATGGGAGTTTGTATCTACTGGTATAGCAAGACCAAACGCAAAATCTGAACAAGATAAAGCTGTTAAAGATGTAGCATTTAAAGTACGTTATCAATATGCACCTTTAAAAGAAACATTAAATAATGAGGGTGAAAATGTTACAAGAATTTTTTGTGAGAAAATGATAAAAGCTAAAAAGATATATCGCAAAGAAGATATCGAGTTAATGAGTACAAGAGCGGTTAATCCAGGTTGGGGACCAAAAGGTGTAGATACATATTCTATATGGAAATATAAAGGTGGTGGTGCTTGTCATCATTTCTGGATGCGTAAAACTTATATGTTTACATTAGATAGTAAACGTATTGATGTTAAGTCACCATTAGCACCAACAATTAGTGTAAATGAAGCTAAACGAAAAGGTTTTAAGCCACAAGTAAATGATGAACTTGTAGCTAAAAGACCGATAGATATGCCAGACGAAGGATTTTTACCAACTAATAAAAGAAGATAATGGCGACAGTATTATTTATAAATAGAACCGATTTAGTAAGAAACTCTATCATTGATGGGAATGTAGATACTGACAAGTTTATTCAGTTTATTAAAATTGCACAGCAAATAGACATACAACAAATCATAGGTACAAATATGTATAATGGTTTAACTGATGCTATTGTTGCTGGAATTAATGAACCAGCTAATGCAAGATGGAAAACTATATTAGATGATTTTATTGTTGAAATGCTTATATGGTATGCACAAGCAAACTACATACCATTTGCTGCTTACCAAATTAAAAACGGTGGTGTATATAAACACACATCTGAAAATGCACAAACTGTAGATAAAAACGAGGTTGATTTTTTAGTAGAAAAAGCAAGAACCAATGCAGAATGGTATTCAAGACGTTTTATAGACTTTATGAGTTTTAACCAAGCTACATATCCAGAGTACACTAATAACGTCAATGATGATATTTATCCGAGTTATGAGGCTACGTTTAATGGATGGGTACTATGAGTTACAAACCAAAAGCAAAGAACATTGAGAAATTAAAGGTATTTCTTAAAAAGAAAAAAAACAAGAAGTAATGGCAAACGAAATATATTTTAAAAGTTGGTGGGGCAGAGGTGTTTGTGATAATACTGTTGGATGGGGTATTGTGTACAAAATTTATGCTGGGTGTAGTGCAGTACCAGCATTACTTTTAACCTTACAAGCAAGGGCAACATACTATGAGAATGTAACTTGTACAACTGCAACTTTAGATGAATTAGAAAATATACAATAATGAGCAACCTTTTAGATAAAGCATCAATTATATTAACACCAACTGCGTATAACAATGGTGAAGCACTATGTGTTAAGCCAAGTGATGGAAGTGGTGATTTTGATTTTAGCAGAAATTCAGCAGCTACAAGAGTAAATGCTCAAGGTCTTGTTGAAAACGTACAGATACTATCGAGTAATTTGGTGCAGAACGGAGACTTTTCAGAGGAAGGTAGCGAGGAAGTTTCTAACGGCTCGTTTAGTCAAGAGGGTGTGCAGCTTGTAACAAATGGCGATTTTAGTAGCGATACGAATTGGGTAAAACAAGCGGGTTGGAGTATAAGTGGTGGCACTGCTAATTGCGATGGTTCACAAAATTTACCAGAAAGTGTTTACCAAAATGGTGTTACTGTTGTTGGAAAAACTTATAAAATAACATATACTTTAGTGAGTATAACAAGTGGAACAGTTAGAGCGATTGCTGGCACTTTAGGGGGTGCGTTCCAGTCTACGATTGGCACACATACTGAATACCTAACCGCTACAAGTAACACAGCTATACAGATACAAGGAAGCTCATCTTTCATTGGCTCAATAGACAACGTTTCAGTACGTGAGGTCGCTCAAAATTGGGAACTACAAAATGGGTGGAGTATTGGAAATGATGTTGCAGTTTTTAGCGGAACTGCAAGTGCTTATAGAAAATTATACCAAGAAAGTATTTTAACAATAGGTGAGACATATAAATTAACATTTGATATTGTATCTATAAATTCAGGTAGTATAAAAAACTTTTCACAAAGTAATCCAACAAGTTATAGTACAATAGGTACAAAAACAGAGTATTTTACTGCTACTTTTGATGACTTATTTTTAGAGCCAACAACAGATGCTGATTGCTCTATTACAAACATCTCGGTTAAAGAGGTGGGGCAAAATTGGGATTTAACGGGAACTTGGAGTATAGAAAATAATTTAGCAACGGCAAATGCTAATAGCACATCGCAATATCTTCAGCAAAACTTTAATATTACTAATGGAAAAAAATATTTGTTTTCTTATGAGATAATTGAAAATACATTAAATGGTAATGGGGCATCATTAAGTAGTTCTGGTGGTTTTGGCTCTGTTTCTTTAAGTAATGTAATTGGAACACACGAGGTATATATTGACGCAACAAATGCGGCTGCTGCTTACGCTTTAAAAATAGGTATATCGGGAACTGCATCAAGTGGTATATTAACAATTTCAAACATTTCAGTAATAGAAATAACAGACGATACTAACCTACCGAGAATAAACTACGAGGGGTTTAGTTATCAAGATGCTTTAGGGAGTGAGGAAATTGTAAATGGTGGGTTTGATAGCGATACGGCTTGGTCTAAAGGTAGTGGTTGGGCTATTGCAAATGGTGTAGCAACACATACGGGGGGTGCATCTTATTTATCACAATCAATTTTAAATCCAAATACTCAATATAAAGTAAAAATAAAAGTATCACAAGCGAGTGGAAGTAATTTTGTTCAAATATATATGGGAGGTAGTCCCGCATCTGTTTTAATACAAAATGTTGGAGAATATGAGTATATATTTACAAGTCAACCATCAATAGGTTTAGGTTTTGCTTTGCGAGGAGCGGGTAATGTAACAATAGACAACGTATCTGTAAAAGAATATCTCGGGCAAGAAGTAGTGCCAGATAGTGGCTGCGGAAGTTGGTTGTTTGAACCGCAGAGTACCAATTTAATAACGTATTCAGAGGATTTTAGTAATGCTGCTTGGCAAAAATTTAGGGTATCTATTACACCTAACACATTAATTGCCCCTAATGGGGAATTGGCTGCTAATAGCCTTATAGAAGATACAACAAATAACACACACGTTTTAAGGTATGCTATAACCCCAAATAGTAATAGCTACACTTTTTCTGTTTTTGTTAAATCTTTATCTGGAAATAGAAAACTTGTAATGAATTCTTCAGATGTTAATAGTTTTGCAGTTTTTGATATTGAAAACGGGGTTATAGAAAGTGAACAAAATATAGATGCCTCAAGTATTGAAGATTATGGTAATGGGTGGTATAGGTGTTCTGTAACAAAAGATAATAATACAAGTGAAAATTTTGATATTAGATTAAATAATGGCTCAACAAATACTTATATTGGAGATGGAACAAGCGGTGTTTACATTTGGGGAGCAATGCTTGAGGAAAATTCATATCCTACAAGTATAATTCCAACAGAAGGCTCAACAGTAACACGTAACCAAGACGTATGCACCAATGGCGGTAGTTTAGCAAGTATAAATAGCACATCGGGAACACTATATGCACAAATAGCAGCTTTGGTTGAAGTAGATAATGCAAGAAGATTTATCACTTTAAATGATGGTACCGCATCAAATGGTGTTGTTTTAAGGTATGAAGCAAGTGGGATAATTGTTGCAAGGTATCAAATTGGTGGTGTAGCACAATGTAGTATTGCCTTTGCAACAACTATAACAGACACTCATAAAATTGCTTTTAAGTACTCTTTAAATGATTTTGCACTATGGGTTGATGGAGTGGAAGTTGGGGTTGATAATTCTGGAAATGTACTTGCAGCAAATACAATTAATAACATAGATTTTAATAGTGGAAACGGTACCTTCCCTTTCTTCGGCAAAACAAAAGCACTTGCAGTTTGGAAAGAGGCTTTAAGCGACCAAAAACTTGCGGAACTGACCACAATTTAAGAGTAACAAATACACACGTATAAACAACAATATAATGAATATATACAAGACAAATTTTCCAACAGAGCAAGAG